CTCCCAGTTCTTCTGGGACCTCTACTGTTACTGATCTATAATCGCACTTGGCGCATTTTCTCTTGCGCCGTATTGTTTCGAACCCGTACCTGCTGTGTGGTCGACTGTCCCAAGTTATTAACTTGTGCTTGCAAGTGGGGCAGTGAGATAGGCTGTCCATTATTTCTCGCCCCTCATCCATTTTAAATCTCGTAGTAATTCACTTTTTTCTTTGGTTAGTCTTTCTAGCTTCTGAGTTAGACGCGCGATCTCAGTGCGCTGAATAGATATTTTGCTTTTTAAATTATTTACCAGCTTGTCACTCATCACACTGCCTCCGCAAAATAACCAATCAGGATCCCCTCAACCTGACCCTCAATGTGATTGTAAAGCTCTTGCGCCTCAGCCGTGTAATGAACACTGCCGTCAGTGTGCGTCTTGTACGGGGAGTCTTCACGCAAACCCGTCCACGCATCATCAAACCATAACTCTGATATCAAATTGGTAGCTTCTGTTATATTTCTCATCACACTGCCTCCTTCAACCCACGCAGATACCCATGCTGAAACGGGCTGTCGGCAGGGTCATTGTCAAATGATGCAATCGCTTCCGATAAATCAAAGTCAGCGTCCAGAAGGTCTTGCTTCGCATGAACTCGGCCCTTCTCGTAATCTTTGTAATTCGTTAAATCTAGTTTCATGACACAAACTCCAGTTAAGTTTCATAAGTCTTATATAATCTCAGGACGTATTAATTTCAATACTTAATAATAAAAAAATGAGTTTCTATATAGAGGATATGGGGGTGCATGTGTTTTTTCTAAAAATAAAAAACAAATTTTCTGTCATCAGCGTCATCAGCGTCATCATCATAGGTGAAGGGCTATAAAAATAAGAGGTCCACGGTCCACGGTCCTGTGTCATCATAGTGTCATCATGATGACAGGTAGTCTGAGTTGGACGAACCCAGATCAGCACCCCAAACAGACAAATTGCAGTTTTATAGTAGGGGTGGTAAATCCCCTATATGGACAACTCGTTTTGGAGAGGTCTATATTTGATTACCAACATTGGGAGTGACCGATGCCGAGCATAAAAGCTGATGTAGAAGACAAGCACGATCGAACACTGACAAATCGTCAGATGACTTTTTCCAGACACATCGTTGAAGGAATATATAGCAACGCTGAGTGCGCTCGAAAGGCTGGCTACTCCTCAGACCTAGCCGCAAAGCAAGCCTCTGTGTTGCTGAACGGAAGAGACTACCCTCATGTCGTCGAGTATGTGAAACAGTTACGAGATGAGCGCGAGCGCAGGTATGGGGTCACTACAATAGGACAATTGGAGAGACTTCATGAGTTGTCTAGGGGCGCCGAAGATGCCGGTCAATTTTCTGCCGCGATCAACGCTGAAAAGATCCGGTCAGCCCTTGGAGGTTTGACTATTGACCGAAGAGAAAACATCAACAGCGTCGACCAGCTTACACGCGATCAGATTGTTTCTCGTCTAGACGCTTTAAGGAAGCAGTACCCACAGGCTTTTGATTTAGACATGAAGGATGTTACACCAGATGAGCAAGGGACCAGAGGCGAATTTTTGGAACTCGATAAGGCAGAACTTACCGAAAAAGTGGTTTGTGACGAGGATTGAAAACAAGCACGGCGGCGGTGTACCTGATGTGCACATTGTTGCTGATGGTGTACCTTTTTGGTTAGAGCTTAAAGTCAGCAAAAGTAACGCCGTCAAACTGTCTCCGCATCAAATTGCGTGGAATATGGCATATTACTCTCGAGGTGGCGCAAATTTTTTCTTAGTAAGGTCAGCCTCTACCAAGGATGTATATTTGTTTGGCGGGGATCAGGGCCCACGATTATTGGAAAAAGGCCTGTCTGGTGCAGACGGTGAGCGGTTCGAGAACGTTAGGTTCGCGCTTGAAGCCCTGCGGCCCCACGCGGCGTCCATTCTTGGTATCAGCGGCTCTGCTCGATGGCCTTGAGGCAAGCCCTGCGGCCCCACGCGCCGGCTTTTCGTCCGAGGAACGAGGACCAATAAACAGTGTGCGCGTCAGCGCTCCATTTCTTCTTGGAAATCTTGTCGCCGACTAGGCGACGCTATTCTATGATAGTAGTTAAAGGAGGGACCGAAGCCCCTCCTCATATCATGATTTGTGTCCTTTCAACAGTTTGTGGATAAGCGAGGCCTCCTTTGCGGAGACCCCTGACTTTTTTATTTCTTTCTGGACTGCGTCTTTGTCGTATTTGCTCATGATTAGTGCTCCACTATTGCGATTGATTTGGCGTTAGATGCTCCGTTGCAGAGTTTGCAGGCGGCGCATTGTACTCGACGGCCTGCCTCTTTGGATGCGGGGCATAGGACCTCTCGTGTTGGATCGACCTTGAGTATGTCTGATACGACCCTGAAGGTGCGGCGACCAGCTTCCCAGTGAGTCAGAGCTTCTTCGTATGAGTCCGCTGACTGCATTGCGATGTCTGGTCTCCATCCTGACTGGTGAGTGTAGCCCGTGTGGTTGTCTGCGTCACTGAGTAGCTCGTCCCAAACGTGGTCGGGTACGGCAGCTCCATCTCCGTATGTGCCGATGCGAATGAATCGCCCAGCGCCTAGTGATCGTCGTGCATCTGGACTGTCGGCCATCGGGTAGACGCCGCGCTCGAATGCCTTGAAGACGATCAGGACACCCTGCCCGAGGTTGACGTAACAGCGTCGGCCCTTGGCGATCTTGCGTTTGGGGTCATCTGTTGGGGTGCCGCGCATGATGCAGCTGCCGCAGATGGTTGAGTCTCGGCCTGTCTTGCTGGCTTCGAGAGGATTCTCCGTGGTTAGGATGTACGTCTGAACGACGGCTCCTGTCTTGGTGTTGCGGTTAGAGTATGTGGCGATAACCACAATAGGCTTACCGTCGAGTTGGCTTGGCCCCTTGTAAATGATTCCGCTTTTCATGTTGGTTCTCCTTTGTGTGATGCGGGAGCCGAAGCCCCCGCTGGTTGGTTAGTCTACAGTGACGGTGAAGGTCTTCATGTTGAGGACGTTATCGACCTTGTCGTCGATGTCGAAGTCCTCCTCGACCATTGAGAGTATGTCGGAACGATGGTCCTCGATATCGAACGATGCTGCGGTGTCGATACCTTCCTGAATGTCTGCGAGCTTCATCTCTATCCGCTCGTCTACCTTGTCCTGAATGATGGCGATGATGATGTCGGTGAGTTGTGTTGTAAGATTATCCATTGTCTGATTCTTCCTGTAGTTGTTTGATTGTGTGGTTGCGAGCCATGTGGGCTGCGGTTAGTAGTGACACGTGCTGATCTCGAGAGTGCTGGAGGATCCATTTTTCTAGATCCTCCCACGTGTCAGGGGTGTTAAATAGTCCTGACAATTTAAGTACCATTAAGCGGCTTCTCCTTTGTTGCGTTGTTTGATGATGTCAGCTGTAGATATGTTGTACTTGTTGACATCTGCTTGATAGTTGCTGCTCTTCTCCAATGCCTTGAGCGACTCTTGTCTTGCCTCGATGAGCTCGTCTCGAAGAAACGCGTACCCGCTGTACTGAGTGTGCTCTGTGAGCTGAAGCAGTTCTGTTAGACCGTCGATCATCTTCTCGAGGTCGTACAGGTTGTCGAATCTGATATCGATTGGTGTTTGAGTTATTGATGTGGTGATTGATTTAGCCATGATGGCCTCCTGTGGTTGGTTACAACTACAACGCACATGGAACTTCGTGCATTGTCCCATCTCCTTGCCGCACATTTAATCGCGCCGAGTTTACGAGGGAATCGTCAAGGGAGTTTAGCAGAGCGGCGCAAAATGCAAGATCTCAGGTTCTGATGCTACGTCATGGGCTCACTGGCACTGAGGGTGATCCTTGGAGCGATGCACCCATGACGTTGCGTCAGGTTCTGTGATGTTGTATTTTGGGCAAACTCCCGACCCCTCACGCGCACATAAGCGTAGCGTTGGAGCATGTGGGGTTGACGACGCATTAAATGGGATGGCCTCCCGGGGGGACAATCCGCACGGGGGTTCATGTGTGTGTGTAGTAGTCTAGGAGAGAGCGGACCTAGAAGGCTGGCAAGGTACGTCATGTTGAGCGGCATGGAGCGAGAGAACATCTGAAGGATGTTCCCGTGTAATGGTGCTCGGCGTGTCGTACCGCAGACCCTTCTAGCCGCATATTGGGATGGCTCCGCTGTCGTATAAGCGCTGTCCAACGGGCGCATAGCCGTTGGTCGACTGTCAGTTCGAAGACTGACACGGGCCGAAGGACCGTATGCGTCAGCGGTACTCACCCGCAGGGCCAAGACCTGAAGGGGCTTGGTTCATGAGTGACGCGCCCGGACGCCCGACCATTGCAGTGGGGGGCAAAAGGTTTGAGGTCCAAAGTTTCTAGTAACAGCAAGACCCCCGGGGGTATGTAGACACGTGGTCCTATAGCCTAACACCTGGATAGCCTACCTGTTTTGGAAAGGGGTGCGAGTCTGGGGGTTACTGGAGCGGATACCGATCGATATCTACGGGGGGCGCCGACCCCCTTACCCCCCTATATACAGGGGCACGGGCTACCCTGCGTCCTATAGTGTTGGTTTTGTAAATTCATTCAGGTATAATACCATTTGAGAACAGAAGGAGAACGGACCATGGCTCGAGATTACGCTGCCGAGTATCGCAATTACCACTCCAAGCCCAAGCAGAAGAAGAACCGTGCGGCGCGGAACGCGGCTCGTCGTGCGATGGAGAAGTCTGGTCGAGTTAAGAAGGGTGATGGGAAGGACGTTACTCATCGGAACGGCAATCCTCGGGACAACAGTTCTAAGAATTTGGGAGTTTTGTCCAAGTCTAAGAACCGCAGTTATCGCCGCACGAAAACTGCGGGAAAGGCTCAAATCAAATGACAAAAAATTCGGGTGTAATTTCGTTTGAGTTTATAGATGAGTTTTCTGTTAGTTTTGGTTCTGCGTGTGTTTCGTTAGGCACGATTGCCCATGAGGAGAGTGCTCACCGTCACATGACGTTAGATATTGATTATGGTTTATCTAATCTTCGTAAGTTTATTTTGGATCCTCAGTGCGCTTTTTGGATAGCTTGGAGCGGCGAGACTCCTATTGGTATTCTTGGTGGCAAGGTTCGTCCTTTGTTTTTTAGCCGTGATTTGATTGCGGAAGACATTTTGTGGTATGTTTTACCTGAGCACCGTGGTTCTCGTGTTGGATTGCAGTTACTTTCTTTGTTTGAGCGTTGGGCATTGGAGCATGGCGCGAAGGATTTACGGATTGGTCAGACATCTCAGCTTGATCCAAAGGTGTTTAATGGGATATTGGGTAGTAAGGGTTACGAGTTTGTTGGTTCGTACTTTGTGAGGAAGGTTTAAAATGAGCTATAGTTTGTACAACCCGTTTTTGTTTTCGGCGTTTCTCGATCCTCGGACCTTTAAGGGAGATGAACCGAGTGGCGGAAACGACGACGGTCCGAGCGACGCACCTCCTCCCACGGTTTATGAAAACGATTACAGTGATCCGAGCAACCCCAAGCTCGACACTGACCCGAAAACGCCGGGGGCGCAGACGAGTGGCACCAATTCGCAGAAGATTGAGTCTGGTGACACTGTTTCTCAGCTTGCGTTAGACAACAACACTACGATTGAGCAGATTAAGAAAGACAATCCTGGCATTGATATTAACGACATCAAGGCTGGTGAGACGATCAACATCACGTCTAACACTCGTAACGATGGTGAGAGTATTTACAAAGGTGCGACTCAGGCTGAGTTAGATGCTGGTAATGCTAAGAGCGATAACAAAACTTCTACTTCTACTTCCACCTCCACCTCTACCACCCCTGCTTCTACCTCCAATGCTGGTTTAACAACCACAACATTACCTAATGGAAAAGAAGTCTATTTGGACGAGGGCGGCGAGTTTGTGGGCTTTGTGCCGGATGCGAGTCAGCAGGGCACTCGTTCTGATGATGTAGACAGCACCCTTGTTGATCATTACGGCTGGACCATGGGCGCTGACGGGGATGCGTATGCCACTCCAGAGGCTGCTGCAAAAGCTGATGAGGCTCTTGAATACAAGCAGAAGTTAGAGTCTGCTGGCGAGAGTGACGTGAGTGGTCTTGACGCAGTTGCGGCAACAGATGTGGATTATACGGATGTTAAGAACACAAACACGGTTGCATCGACAGACGATTACAACGACACGGTTGTAGTTCCGAAACCTGTTTCACAAACCCCTGTAACTTATGACACCACTTCTAGTGGTGACGATTACACTGAGGCTGCTACGAGTGACACGTCCGAGTCTCTGACGGATTACACGGATGTTGTAACCGACGACACGCAGTACGAGACCTATGAAGGTAAGCCGGTTAAGGTTAAATACTTAGATTCGGGAATATATGCCAACAGCCCGGTTAAATATTATGTAGATGCAGAAACTGGCGCATGGGTTGCCAACGCTCCGAAAGAACAGACCGTCGCTGGAAGCAGCTCGTCAGGTCGTGATGTAGACGCGGACCTCGGGATTGGCGGTTCGGAGGCCACGGTTACTGCTTCTGAGCTTTTGAATGAAGACATAGATTCGGACAACATTACAACTTATGCAACTCCTGGCGGCGGCGGAGTTACGTTATCGGACGACAACACTACGGCTATTGACCAGATTATCAGTGGTGATCAGACGGCTTCCACCATAGTGGGTGGTGGTAATTCAACTCCCACTCCCACTCCAGCTACGACTGATCCGATTGCTGGGTATTCTGGTTTAAGCCAGAAAGAGTTTATTGCAGAAGCGGACGCAGTAGTTGTTCCGTTTTCGGAAATGACGCCAGAACAGGCAGAGGTGTTGGGTTTAAGTGATATCTACAAGCCTGGTGACATGGTTTTGCCTCAAGATTTAGATACTCTTAAAGGTGCGGGCTACACTGTGAGCGATGTGGTAGATGAGCCAGTAGCTAGTTATGATGCGTTTGGTAATGAGTACGCCACTGCAGAAGAAGCTGCGAAAGCTGACATTGATATGGGTGTAGGTATAGGTGAGACCTCGAGCTATACTCCTACGATCTCCAGTTCTTCGGTCGGCAGTCGCCCTGGTTACGATTACGCGTCCACTTCTGGACAGGTTGCCTATACTGGCACGGGTGGTTCTGAGGTAGATAAATACGATCCACGGAATATTATGCCGACAGCTGACCAGTTGACGATAGCTTCTGGTACAGGGCAAGAACCTGTAGACAAAACACCTAGCTTCTTAGAGGCGGTTACTGG